CGGTGCGCTGGTGCAGAACGACTACATCGGTCTCCAGGTCGGCGCGGACATTTTCCAGCGCCCACTGATGATCCGGGACCTGATCACGCCGGGCACCACGGAGTCCGACACGGTCGAGTACGTCCGCGTCACCGGCTTCACGAACGCAGCGGCGCCGGTCGCGGAGGCAACGACCACCAGCAACGGCACCAAGCCTGAGTCTGGTCTCGCAACGGCGAAGGTCACGACCCCGGTCAAGACCATCGCCCACTGGATTCCGGCGACCAAGCGCGCCCTGTCCGACGCGGCGCAGATCCGCACCCTGATTGACAACTTCCTTGAGTACGGCCTTGAGGAAGAGCTTGAGGATCAGATCGTTTCCGGCGACGGAACCGGCGAGAACTTCGAGGGTCTGTCCACTGTGTCCGGTACGCAGTCGCAGGCGTGGGACACGGATCTCCTGACCACCACGCGGCGTGCGAAGACCAAGGTGCGCACCGTCGGACGCTCGGTTCCGAACGCCTACCTGCTCAACCCGCTGGACGTCGAGGCGCTCGACCTGTTGCAGGACAACGAGGGTCGCTACTACCGGGGTGGCCCGGTCGGTACCGTCGGCGGCCCGCTCGGCATCGCTCCACTGTGGGACCTGCCGGTCATCGAGTCTGAGGCGGTCGCGCAGGGAACGGCGTGGGTGGGTGATTTCAGGAAGGCGATTCTCTGGGACCGCGAACAGTCCGCAATCACCATGTCCGATTCGCACGCGAACTTCTTTGTGCAGAACCTCGTTGCGATTCTGTGCGAGATGCGCGCCGCGTTCGGCGTGATCCAACCGTCGGCGTTCGTTGAGATCGACCTGACGGCGTAAGGGGAAACCGATGCCTTACCTGAACCCGGCGGCGGGCGCGGCCCGTCGCACTAAGCAGGCGGCGGCGGTGACCAATGCCGCCGCCGCAACCGCGTCGGCGGCGGCGGGCGCGACGCCAACCAAGGCGGAGCATGACGCGCTGTTGGCGGACGCGAACGCTTTGCGTACCAAGCTGAACGCTCTCCTTGGCGCGCTGCGTACCGCCGGGGTCATCGCCCCGTGATCGAGGTTCCGACGTCGGCGTCGTGCTCCGTATGCGGTGCTTCGCACACCGCGTGCGGCACGGTCGCCGACGTCCGGCCGGTCGACATTCCCCGAACGGAGATCAGGACGTTGACCAAGACGCGGCTCTACGAAGTGACCGTGAACGGCTACGAGACCCGCATGCGGCTCAACGAAGCCGACGCCAAGGAGTGGAACGCGACGCCGGTTGCGGACGCTCCCGACGACCAGGCAGACGACCAGGTCGACACCCCGGACGCCGACGCTCCCGCCGACGGCGACGCACCACAACGGCGTACCCGCAAGGCGGTCCCGAACCGGGCACGCACCGCCACCGACAACAAGTAGATCGGGGGGCCGGTGACTCTCCCGATGCCAGGTGACCTACTCGCCGACCCGGCGGACCTCGCCGCGCTCACCGGTCTCCCCGCCGACGATCAGCGGTTGGTTGCCGCATTGCTCTCCGCGTCCCGCCGGTTCGCCGGAGCAGTGCGGCACCCCGTCCGCCTGATCGAGGCGGAGACGCTCGTGCTGGACGGCACCGGCACAACCACCCTCGTTCTGCCCGCCGCGCCCGTCACGGCCGTCTCAGCCGTGTCTGTGCACGGCGTGACGTTGAACGCCGCCGACTACCAGTGGTCGGCGGACGGGCTACTTGAACGGGCCACCCCGTGGCCCCGCGCCCGCCGGTGCGTCCAGCTCGTCTACAGCCACGGTTACGACCCGATCCCGGGCATGGTCGCGGACGCGGTCACCCAAGCCGCCCACATCTCCCTCAACACCGAACCCGGCCTGTCCACGCTGGCGGTCGGTTCGATGTCCGTCAGTTTCAGCACCCGGTTCGGTGCCGCCGTCGCCGGTGCAACCGACACGTGGACTGCGGCGGTCGAGGCGTACCGGCTGAACCGGGGTGAGCGCGTGTGATGTGGACCAGCTCCGTGACGGTGCTCCGTCCCAACGTTGTAACGGATCGTTACAACTCTGAGCGGTTCGACTGGACGGCCCCGGGCCGCACCGTCGTTGACGGCGTCAACGTCCAGCCGACGATCATGACCGAATCCACGACCGAACCCCGCTACCAGACCGTGAGCGGCTGGCGTCTCGTCAGCCGCGCCGGTGCGGACATCGACCTCCGCGCCACCGACCGCGTTGAGCTTCAAGACGGCACCGTCTGCGAAGTCGTCGGCGAGGTAGCCCGATGGCCCCACCCCATCCGCCCAAACCTCGTTCACCACGTCGAGGTTGACCTACAACGCGTCAGGGGGTGATCCCATGGCACGTACCCGAGTGCGCGTGAAGTTCGACATGACAGACCTCCTGTTCCGCGCCATCGTCGCCGAACCCAAGGTGCGCGCCGAACTTGCGCGCACCGCGACCGCAATCGCCGGTGCCGCAAGAACTATCGCCGGTCAAGAGGGCGCAGACGCCGACATCACGGTTGAGCATGGCACCCGGCCCCGTGGACGTACCTACTCCCGCGTCGTGTCCCGCGACTACGACGATTCCGAGTGGGGAACCGCAAAGCGCAAGCGCGTCCGCGCCATCGGCCGCGCCGCCGGTCTCAAGGTCTAGCCGTGCTGCTGGTGTTCGCAGTGTTCTTCGGGCTGGTGGCCTACAGCGATTGGCGGCTTGGCATCAGGCCGTTCGACCGCGTCCGCGACCGGTAGCCGGTCTGCCAATCCTCCTAGCTCCCAAGGAAGTTCCGCATGCCCAAGATGGTTATCGCGTTCGACGCGGACAACACCCGTATCGGCAAGACGGTCGACATGGAACCGGACGCCGCACGCATCGCTGCCCGCGAGGGACGCGCCCGATACGCCGACGGCGCCGACGAAGCGACGTCCGGCGCCCCGACTGATCAGCCTCCCGTCCCGGTGCCGGGCGTCGCTGAAGAGACTGCCCCGCCGAAGACCACGCGGAAGCGCTGACGTCCGTGACGTTGCCCGGCGCCTACCCCGATCCCGAAGCCTTGGTCATCGGCTGGTTGGCGGACATGCTGGCGCCGGTGACGGTCCTGGGGACGCTGCCCCCCAACCTCGAAGACGTGTTGCCCGTCGTGCAGATCACCGGTCTACCAGGGCAAGCCGACTCACGCGGTTGGAACGGAAACCGTTGGCTCACAAGCCGTCCACGATTCGACGTCGACACGTTCGCGTCCACGCGCGAGACAGCGTCGGACTTGTGCCGCGACGTGCAAGCACTGTTGGCCACGCTGCCCGGCGCCCAGACCGACGGCGCCGTCGTCGCCCAGGTCACCGAGGAACTCGGGCCGGAACGTAGGCCCGACTTCAACGACCGCGTCATTCGTTACGGCGCAACGTATGCGCTGATCGTGCGACCCGCCGCACCGTAACCCGCCACATCCAAAAGCACCCCGCATAGGTCGGGGTTCTTTGTCGTGCAAGGAGAAACCCAAGAATGGCAACCAACGCGGAACTTGCGCGCCTTGGTGTGACGGGCGCTCTGTACGTCGCACCCATGGGCACGACCGCACCAACCGACCTCGGGGCCTGGGCTACCGGCTGGACCGATCTCGGCTACATCTCTGACGACGGAATCGTTGAGTCCCTGGACGAAGACCGTCAGGACTTCACTCCGTGGCAGTCGGCGACGCCCATCCGTACCGAGGTGACCAGCGCTACGCAGACGTTCTCCGCCACTCTGTGGGAGTCCAAGGCCGCAACGGTTTCCCTGTTCTACCGGGTGGCCGAAGAGGACATGACGGTCTCTGGCACGGCGCCGAACCAGATCGTCTCGTTCAACCAGAGCGGCAAGCCCGCGCGTGATCTTCGCGCGTTCGGCATCGACGTCATCGACGGCACGTATCACCGCCGCATCATCCTGCCCATGGCCGAAGTCACCGAACGCGGCGACGTCTCTTACAAGAGCGACACCTTGATCGGCTACGAGGTGACGATCACCGCCTACCCGGGTTCCGACGGCATCAGTGTCAAGCGGCTCTTTAAGGAAGGTTGGGTGCCCGCCGAGTAAAGGCGTTGTGGCCCAACAACTTTGACCGGGGTCGGTATCGCGTCCAGTGGGTGGGTTGCGCGACACCGACCCCCCCCCACCCCAACCCCCCAAACCCCCAGGAAAG